TAATACTAATTTTTGGAAAAAATATAAAGAAAAAAAATTACCAAATGAATTAGAAAATATAGTATCAAATAAAAATTTGATACGCATTAAAAATGATTTTGAATTAAAAAAAGCTTTAAATGTTCCCAAATCAACAAAATTACAATTTCCTATTGAAAGTTATATATTAATCAATAATGGAAATTTTCCTAAAAAAAATATAACACTAATATGAGTAATAAAAAAGGTTTTTGTGTTGCACCATTTAGAAATGCAGAATTTCAATCAAATGGATTAGTTTGGCAGTGTTGTTCTGGGTATTGGAGTGATGAAGAAAAAAGATGGGTAAATGCATGGGTTAAATGTGGCCCCGCTGGAAATGCTTTGACAGATGATTGGGAAAAGATCTGGAACAGTGAAGTAGCTGTTAAGTTGAGAGAGTCTATGCATGATGGTAGTATGAGATATTGTGATGAAAAAGAATGTGGGTTTTTACAAAGATGGAACAACGAAGAAATAGACGAAAGTGTTTATGATAATGGATATTTTCCAATTTTTGATGAAAAAACATTTCATAAACTTTGGAATAATAAAACTATTAATCCAATAGGAGAAGAAAAGTTTAAAAAAATTATTGAAGAAAAGATATCAGATTTACCTTGGGGGCCTGAATGTGTTATTTTTTCACATGATAGAAGTTGTAATTTAAAATGTCCATCTTGTAGAACTGATTTTATAAATACTATCGGTGAAGTAAGAAAAAAATCAGAAACAATACAAAACAAGATTTTAGATTTTGCAATGAATGATGCTCATGAATTATACATTACGGCTAGCGGTGATGCGTTTGGAAGTGAATTTTGGAGAGTATTATTAAAATCAATTACTCTCGAAAGATATCCAAACACAAAAAACCTTCATTTACATACAAATGGAAATGGATGGACGGAAAAAATGTGGCATAATCTCCAAAATCTACATAAACTACCAAGAATAACTGCTGAAATTAGTATTGATGCTTGCACAAAAGAAACATACGAACAAATAAGAGTAGGTGGTAATTGGGATATTCTTTATAAAAATTTACAATTTATATTCACAAAAATACCAAATTTAGATTTTGTAAGATTGACATTTGTTGTCCAAAATAACAACTATACGGAAATGATTGGGTTTGTAGAAATGGCGGATTACTTACAAAAACTAAATGGTATGAAAACAGAAGTAAATTTCATTCACATAAATAATTGGGGAACATTTACAGAAGGTCAATTTAAAATAAAAAATGTAAGAAATTCAGAACATCCTGAAAATAAAATGTTTTTAAAAGAAGTTGATAAATTAAAAACCTTAAAAACGGGTTATCAAAATATACAAATCTTTACTAATTTTTAAAATGAAAACAATTATAGAAATAGGTGGATTTGACGGAGAAGATACCGAAAAATATCTTAAAGATGATTCATTTGTTTATTGTTTTGAAGCAAACAAAGAACTTGCAAATCAATTAGAAAAAAGGTTTAGTGGTAAAAAAAATATTAAAATTATAAATAAAGCGGTGGGAAGTATAAATGGTATCATTCCATTCTATATTGCAGAAAACAAAATGTCATCCTCAATTAACAAACTCAGCAAGTATAATATAGATAATAATATAACTAAATACGAAACGGTTACACATATAGAAAGTGTTAAATTAGATACGTTTATAAAAGATAATATGATTAATCATATAGATTACTTCCATTGTGATGCACAAGGTAGTGATTTAGATATTTTAAAATCTTTGGGTAATCATATATCTATAATTAAAAGGGGGCAGGTGGAAGGAAGTAGAAATGAAAATTTATATGAAACGCAAAATAATTATTTAGAAATAATAAAATATTTAGAAGAACATAATTTTATTGTTTTAAACAAAGATGAGATACAGAATAGAATTAACTGGCATGATTTAAATATATTTTTTGTAAATAAAAAATATCAATTATTATTATGAAGCGTTTTTGGATTACAAAAGATTTTATAGAACCAGAAGAACTTAATGGTGTAGATTATGAATTAGTAGTAATTGATAATATTGATTTATTAAACAATCACATTAATGATGTAACTAAACTTATTGATTATTTTAATACTCAATATAAATGGGATGGGATGTTTAAGATACACGATGTAGAACAGAGGATAATAAATAATGGTAATTTATTTTTACTTTATTATAAAAAACAACCAATAGGATATACTTGGTTTAAAGAAATTGATAATAATATTGGGTTCATTTACAATGTTTATGTTACAAAAATTATCGAAAGACCTAAAAATGCATCAAAGTGGTTTATGAATAAAATATTGCACTATAATTTAAAAAAGTATTCTAAAATAAAATGGGAAATTGAAGATTGGAATTGGTCTGCTATAAATTTATTTTTATCATTGGGAACTCAAGAAATTAAATTTATTTGATTATGAAAATTTATATACATCACCTATATGATAAAGCATTATTCTACACTATTGCACATAACACTATTAATAGAAAATATAATTTAAGTGATTCTGGTGAAGGTAGTATTTTTTGTGAATATAAAAATATAAAAATCGAAATAATATTTAAAAACGAAATAAGTTTTGAAGATGATGGATACCATATTTTAGACTATTTTAATTCTTACTTCAATAGTAAAACTGATACAAAAATTGGAGAAATATTACCAGATAGGTTTTATATGGACAGAGAAAATCAACAAATTCTAAAAAAGTTTATTAATTTGCTTAAGGAATGTCCGGAAAATCAAAAATGGATTATTACTTATTTTAGAACTGAAAAAATATTATATTTAGATGATTTTATTGATAGTGAAATAGGTGAAAATCTTATTGAACTTGAATCTTTATATAAACAATTGGAAAATCATTATATCATCAATGATAATTTTTTTATCAATAATAGTTTTAATTTATCATATCCTAATTTTTTATATACATTTACTAATACTATATTTCAATGGAACAGAAACCTTAATATAAGATGGTACTATGAATTTAAACAAATTTTTAATAAACTAAACTTTGAATATAATTTAATGTACAGTGTTAGAAATCACAAAGGATTTAGAGTTGATTTACTTAATGAGCTACAAAAATTAAATTTAGAAAAATTGTATTTACAAAGAACCGATGAACTAAAAGAAAATAAATATTATAAAAAATTTGGAAACAATGTAAACCAAGATGTTAATTTAAGTTCCCTAAAGGGGGAGACGGATTTTGAAGATACTACTTATATTCAAAATATAATTAATGGACTGGATTTATTCTTTAGAGTTTTACCGAAAGCAAAAATGCAGATTTTATGTGAAACATGGTCTTACTCAAAAAATGAGTTTAACTCCCAATATCTTTCAGAAAAAACAATAGGGTTCATCTTAGCAGGAATACCTTTTATATCAACACATGATTATCCTTTATTGATGATTGAAAAAATATTAAAAGTTCCTCCACATCCATTTCTAAATGAATCAAAAAAATGTAGAGCAGATGCCAAATTATTTGCTAAATTTGTTAATGATTTTATGAAAAATTATGAAGATAATTATCAATTATGTAAAGAATGGTCTGATTTAGTATTTGATAAATTTATGTATAAAATAAAAAATGAAAATTCATTATTCGATTTGATTTTAAATAATGATTTGAAAAATAATACAATCAAAAAAAATTTAATGTAATATGAAATTATACGCATATGGAGATAGTTGGACGGAAGGCCAGGGGTGTGATTCTGAAAAAGAGGAGTTGATTAAAGATAGATTAGTTTTACAAGATTTTAGAAACAATTATAGTTGGTCTAATTATTTATCTTCATTATTGAAATGTAATTTTGAAAATAAGGGGTTTAGTGGAAGAGCAAATAATCTTATTTTTAACGATGTAATTTCTGATTTAAGAAATGGTAACATTCACAAAAATGATTTAGTTGTGATAGCTTGGAGTTCTTCCTTAAGAGATTATGTACACTTCTTACCCAAAGGAGAATGGATTAGCTGGTCTTCGGATGAATTAAAGTTTCTTCCACATAAATTTTTAGAGTCTTATAAATTTGGGGATGAAAAATACAATACATTTTTAGAAAGATATAAAGGGTTTTTTTTACAAAATATGTTTAATCAAAACTACTACAACATTATAAATCAAAATTACATAGTATTTCTTCAAAAAATTTTAGAAACATACGAGGTAAACTATTTAATGTGCGATGCGTTTGATTTAATGGTACAAACTCCTAACCAATCCGATGATATTACACATTTAATTAATAAGAGAACATATTGGGAATTTTCAAATAAAACATTGAAAGATTTTTTAATTAAAACTGAAGATAATGTTTGGGAAATTATAAAATCTAATGATAGTGGTATATCTAAACACCCAAATAAACTAGGATATGAACTTATTAGTAAAGAACTTTATAGATATATTATAGAAAACAATATAATTAATTAGATTTATGAGCAATAAATGGGATGAGTTTAAAGTTACTCTATCAAAAACTTTTGGGCTAGAAGTTCCACAATTTCAGCCATCTGTATTCAGAGAATATAGAGGTGAGATATTTACAACATTTCATTCGAAAGAACATCCTGTAATGAATTATGTGAGTGATGGTTGTGAAATACACGGAAGATTTTCTCGTTCATACAAAGGTGTGTTGAGGGGTTTACATTGGGATAATAAGACTTGGAAATTGGTTCAAGCTGCAGTTGGTGATATTTACTTAGTTGTATTAGATATGAGAAAAGATTCTCCTACTTATGGAGATTGGGAATCTTATATAATTTCAGAAAGATTAAGAAATCAGGTATTAGTTCCACCAGGATTTGCAAATGGACATTATGCATTAACCGATTGTATGTTCCATTATAACTTATTCTACAAAGATGGATATGTTGATGCGGATGAGCAAGGTGTTGTTAAATGGAATGACCCAGAATATCAAATGGAATGGCCTACAAATAATCCAATATTACAAAAAAGAGATAGATGATAAAACCTTATATTAAAAACGAATGGGGTAAATTAAAGCAAATAATAGTTGGAAGACCTGAATTTGCTCAAGTACCTACTGTAAAAGATAGAGCATTACATACAATAGATTATGCTCATTATACCGATGAACAATTTTTAAGAATACCATCCGGTAGATATCCCAATTGGATGGTTGAGGAAACAATTGAGGATTTGGATAATTTTAGTAAAACATTAGAAGATTTAGGTGTAGAAGTTTTTAGACCTAAACTTATTGATTGGAGTGAAAAATATTCAACTGAAAATTGGGAAGTAGATGGCTATTATGGATATTGTCCGAGAGATTCTATGTTAGTAATAGAAGATAAAGTTATTGCTACTCCTATGGCTCTTCGTCAAAGACAAAATGAGACAAGAGCATTTAAACATTTATTCGATGAAAGTTGTTGGGTAGATTTTCCAAAACCAAAATTATTAGATTCTATCTACGATAGAAGTTTGTTACCTGGCCCAACTTTGGGAAATGAGGAGCCTGTATTTGATGCTGCAAACTTATTGAAGTGTAATAATGATATAATTTATTTAGTTTCAAATACTGGTAATTTAGCGGGGGCTGAATATCTACAAATGTGGTTAAATGAGAATATGAAAGAAAGGTATAAAGTCCATCCTATTCAAGATGTATATGCTTTCATTCACATAGATACCACTTTCGTGTTAATTAGAGAGGGACTGGTCTTACTTAATCCGAAAAGGGTAAATGATACCAATATGCCGGAAATCTTCGAAAAATGGGATAAAATATACTCTCCTGTGATGATAGATACTCCTTTCTTAGAACATTGGGCGGAAGCATCTCCTTGGTTAGGAATGAACACCCTTTCTTATGATGAAAAAACTATGATTGTAGAGGAAAGACAAATTCCTCTTATGAAAGAACTTAAAAAATGGGGGGTAGATTCTATACCTGTAAAAATGAGACACGCTAGAACTTTTAGCGGAGGGCCTCATTGTGTAACATTGGATACAATCAGAGAGTAATGATTATTAGACATTATATAAATCTAGAAACAACTGAATTTAAGATAGTTAATCTAAATTTTGCAATCTATAAATTTTCAGAATTTAAATTATTGGTTGACCAATCGGATAAAAAAATAATTCTTATACAGGATGATTTTGAAATACTCCCGATATTTAATAATTCAAATGATCCTATAAGAAATGAATGTTATGAATTTATAAAAAGTAATTTTGACAAAATTATATTATCTGATCAAATTAATTTTCATATAGAAGGTTCTAAATATTTCATATCTAACGGATTTAAAACCTTAAAGATATATCCATATTGCGAAAAGTTCTTTAATATGGATTTTAATAAAAATAGATTTATAGGTCTTTTTTTATCAAACAACGTTAAACACTTTAGAATAAAAATTTTAAATTTTTTATTAAAAAATGATTTTAATGAAAAAATTGCGGTGAAATTCAACGCAACCAACTATGATTTATATAAATCAAATAATTTTGAATTTAATATAAACTCCGATATTGATATACCTTATCTTAATCAATCATTTTTAAATAATTTTAACGAAATAAAAGAGCCATTATATGATGATGGTATAAACTTATGTGATAAGAACATATCAGTTAAAACATTTGAATATTTGGAAAATTGTAAAATTCATATTGGGAGTGAAACTATGGATATCGGTTTTTGTTTTAGTGAAAAAACTTTCCAACCACTTTTAATGGGGTGTATCCCTGCTCTATTATATTCATTTGATAATCTAATATCTTTAAAAAAATTAGGATTTTGTTTGGATTCTTTTTACTACAAAAACGAAGAGGAATATTTTAAAAAATTGTTTGAATTATTGGAAATGACGGATTCTGACTTTCATGATTATTACAATTGCCATTTAGAAGGGTTAATCCATAATCATAATCTGTTAAAAAATTTCATATTGAATTATTAATTTATTTGGTAATTCCACATTTTTTTCGTATCTTCGGATACTAATAAAACTATAATGTCAGAAAAGAAGTATTTTTACGAAAAGTGTGATTATTTTAATGAACCCCATATCAATTTGAAATATGAAGATGTTCTTAAAATGACACTACAAGAATTTGAGGATTGGGTAGCGATGTTCAGAAAGACCGTTGTTGAAGTGTGGAACGAAACAGGAGCGCCTCCTCGTATTGGTTCTTCCGAAGCTGAAATCATAGAACAATTCTCTAAACTACAAACATATAAAGTAGATAAATTTGAAGAAAAGGATGATGATGGTGATGAAGTAATTTTTAACTTCAATAAATTCGCAACTCCTGTAAATCAGTTCTTTCCTGCAATGTATAAAACAGGTATTGGTGGTTCAACATATGATAAACCAAAACCATCTATTTACGATATCTTTTGTAAGGATGAATATCTTCCTGAATTTGCAAAACAAATGAGAAGATTGACACGACAAGATGCAATGTATCGTTTCTCTAAAACTCTTGCTAAAGGTAACAAAGAACATCATAATTCTCACTTACCAACTGCAAAAGAATGGATTGAAAAATGGATGAAAGGCGATGTATGGGAAGGACATGATTTTTGTTTAGCGCAAACTGATAGTAGAATTGAATCTTTACCTATTACCGCAGAAGAAGTGAAGCAATTATACAAAGATGGTGTTATTCAATATAAACACATATCATCTTTGAAAACTGCTAATTGGGGTGAAGATATTGACTCATTGGTTGATTTGGAAAAACAACCTATTCAATTAAAGTGGTATCCTTTAGGTCAAACTATTTTCCCCGAAGCAACTGCGGCGTTTAGAATTGGAATGGGAACTCAGGCAGCTGTAAACTTTCCTCCACTTACTGCGAAGTATTTGTATCAGAGATTTACAAATCATATTAAAGACCAAAAACAAATTAATATTTATGACCCATCGGCAGGTTGGGGTGGTAGAATATTGGGTGCATTGAGTGTTGATGATAGAAATATTCATTACATTGGAAATGACCCGAATACGGAGAATTATATTGATGAGATAGATAAGACTCGTTATGAGTATTTAGCTGAATTTTTTAACTCGCGTATACCAGGTGCAGCAAATCCATTTTGGGGGCATAAAAATACCTATGAGATTTATAGAACAGGTAGTGAAATTATTAGTGAGAAAGACGGATTCCAAAAATGGAAAGGTCAATTAGACTTTGTATTTACCTCACCTCCCTATTTTGATAGAGAAAGATATTCAGATGATGAAACTCAATCTTATAAGAAATTCGGAAACTACGAAAGTTGGAGAGATGGATTCCTACGACCTACATTAGCAACTGCGTATGAATGGCTAAGAAACGATAGATACATCCTTTGGAATATTGCAGATATTAAAATTGGTAAAAGTTTTTATCCATTGGAGCAGGATTCAATTGATATCCTAACTGAATTAGGTATGGAATATCAGGGTAAGATAAAGATGACAATGTCACCAATGACAGGTGTTGATTTATCAAATGTAAAAAATAGTATGAAGATTAATGGTGAGTTTTACAAATACGAACCAATATTTATATTTTATAAAAAGTAATATGGGGATGACTCGGATTTGATTATGATGCGAGTTATAATATCACAAGTAGTGGGAAGGTTCTCAAACCACTTTAATAAAGGAATCAAACAATAAACGCAGAAGAATTATCTTCATTCACCTTCGAAGATGCTATGGCATTCGTTGGTGCGGATTACGCAGTAGCTGCCTAGTCCAACTCGGGTCGGTGCACATACAACCTAGGAACAGAAGTGTTTACAAAGAGCCGGTTTTTGGTTCAGGCTCTAAAAGTTGAACCATCTGAATTTTGTAGTTTTAGCGGGGAAGTATAAACTACATATTTTTTCCTTTAGAAAAAGGAATAAACTTGTGAAACGTTGGTATTATGATTACTTTATAAGACGTGGGTTCGAATCCCACCATCTCCACCACATAAAATGTTTAATAAGGTATTTACATTCGGGTGTTCCTATTCTTGCTGGAGGCAAGATTTTTATACTGGTTTCGCAGATATTGTTGCTGAACACTATAATTGTTCTCTAGAAAATTGGAGTTCTCCTGGTAATTCGAATGAAGAAATCATTTATGGATTTAATGAAAAATTTTTTAAAAATGAAATCTTTGATTCACTTATTTTATTTCAATCTACCCATTTAACAAGAACTGCATATTGGGATAGTAGAATAAATGATTTAGTATCTATAAAACTTTCACAAAATGAATATTGTGATAGATTTTTACAAAGTAATGATGTTGGTAAAACGAAAGATGGGAAATTTATATTCAATGAGACTGAATTTTTTGACCATTATTTTTTAAATATACATAATGATTTATATGAATTTAAAAAATTGTTTTATAATTTATATCACATTCAATCATCTGCATTAACTAAAAATAACAAAATAGTTTTTTTATATTTCGATGAATTTATATTACCCTTTGATTTATTCGACAATTTAAGTTTGTTTAGACCTGATATGGATATATCATCATTAGATTGGGCAAAGAAAAATAAATTAACTTATTCTGAAACGGATTTTCATTTATCAGAAAAGGGTAATAAGGTTTATGCTCAAAAGTTAATTGAGTTTATTAATAAGGATCAAAATAGGGAATAAAAGGTCTCTCTACTCCATCTAAATCCATTCTGATAATTTGTGGATGGTTTCTTATTTTATCAATTATTTCTAATTTTTTATTTGTAGTAAGATTTTTTTGACCTTCTATATCGAATATAGGGCAATATCCTAATCGTAAACTTTTATCTTCGGGAGTTCTATCAAATTTAGCCAATTTTTCTCTCATCCCAAAATGTTCAATCATTCCTTCATGTGTTCTATCATATAGAGAAAATTGTAAATCAAACTCCCCGCTAAGTAATCGGTGTTCGGAGATATTCGTTGGATCAATATGGTCATCATCATCGATGCAAACTTCTTGCCACGTCTTTCCTAATTGAGCATAATGTAAATATCCTCTACCAAATGCTCCATCTAATGTAAACCATTCATCTGCTTCTTTTGGTAATTCTACTTTTTGTATTGGAGCTAGCCCATTCATAAAAGTTGTACATATAGTAGCATCACCTCCCATATTCCACTCTTCAATTTCATGTGAAAGATCATTTAATCCCCTTACGGCATCAACTAATACCCAATCTTTTTTATCAATTATTTTTTTCCAATATTCCGAAGGTTTCCATACTTGCCCAATTAATATCTCAAAATGGTGATGTATAATGTTATGTACTTCCATAGGATAATCTTCGGTAATTCTATCGGATTCGATAATATGATAATCAAACCAATCTGAGTTATTAATTAAATCTACACATCTTTTTAGTTTTTCAACTAATATTTTCGGATTTCTAGATGGTAGTTTAAATGCGGCCCATCTGGTTTCTAATTTCCAACTTGAATCTGAAAGAAGGTCTTTAAGTTTATCAAACCAAAGTTCTGCGATTGGATGAGGCTGTACTTCAAAATTAAGAGAGTATTCTGAAGTTAGTTTTTTATGGGAATCAAATTGCCCGAAATCTATTTTGAATATTTTTTTCATAAAACAATTAATATAACCGTATATGTATAAGTATATATATTGTTTATGGAAAAACCTTTTTTTGAATTTGATTTAACCAAAGAACCTTCATTAATAGAAGAATTGGATAAAATGTATGATTTTTGTAATGAAACTCACCGATACACTAAATTGATTTTTAGAGGGCCATTTTCAGAATACCAACAAATATTTCCTGATTATGAAAAAAATAGCACGAAGTTTTTTTCATCATACAATGAATTATTAGTGGATTATGAAAAAATATCCAATTGGATTACACTTAACGGTGATAAACAAATTGGACAATTTTCATTATACGGGGAATCTTTAAATTGGAATGAATACCCGAATACCTACAATTTTATTTTTTCAAAAATTTTAGAAATATACGGTGAAGATATAATACTTAGAAAAATAAATGAAACTGAATTTCGTATAAAGCAATTAAAAATTGATAATCCTTTACTTACAATGTATAAAAAAAATGGAATTTTAATGAGACATACTGATGGTAAATCATTGACAATGGAAAAGCAAAAACTAATAAAGCCAGCTAATATCCTATTATATCTCAATAAAAACTATAATATTAAGATAGGGGGAAATTTTATAGTAAATGGCGAAACTGTTGCACCTGAATTTGGTAAATTATTATTTCTTAATTTTAGAAGTGATAGTGATCCTGAACACGAAGTTTCAATTTTAAATGAAGATATTAATAGAATTGCATTGTTATTTAGTGTAGTTTATAAAAATTCAGGCGAAAAAGAAATTTGTAAAATTCCAAATAATTTCGTATATTCATAATATGAAATTTAGAATAACACACATTAGTGATACACATAATAAGCACAAAAAGTTAAACGGAAAACTACCGGGAGGCGATTTGCTTATTCACAGTGGTGATATCAGTTCATTGGGTAGAGAATCTGAAGTTAAAGATTTTGTTAAGTGGTTCAATAAAATTGAAGGATACGCTAATAAAATATTCATAGCAGGTAATCATGATATGTCATTTGATAGGGAAATACTATTGAGGAATAAGTTGGCACACTTCGAAGGTAGGGATAGAAACGATTATGATACATCGTGTTCGGAAGGTAAACCTCAATGGTTAGAGGATACTCTAAACAATCTACCAAACGGAGTTTACTATTTAGAAAATACCTCAGTTAAGATAGAAGGATTGAATATATGGGGTTCACCCTATTCACCTACATTCGGATATGGATGGGGATTTAATGTAGATAGAGGGTGGGATGCGGCTCAAATATGGAATCAAATACCATTGGATACCGATATAGTAATTACTCACTCTCCAATTTACGGATATAATGATAGAACATCTAATACAAACGAAAATGTAGGATGTGCTGATTTACTACATAAATTGAATGAAGTAAAACCACACTTACACTTTAGTGGGCACATTCACGAAGATTATGGATATGCTCCGATTCAATATGGCGATTGGAGTGGGTATGCATTTAATGGATGTATTTGTACATTGAGCTATGAACCAAACAATAATCCAATTACGTTTGATTACGATTTTAGTAAAAGAATTTTAATAGATTTTATATAACCCATTGATTTTCAATGGGTTATTTTTTTAAAATATTTCCTCAAATGCTTGGAAAATCCAAAATTTTATCATATCTTTACTATGTAATAAAAGATAAGATATATGAGAACAATGAACGAAAAATCAGTTAATTATTTGGAAAGTAATCTAGTTGTTAAATCCTTTGTAGAGGGTGTGAACAAACAAATTGAAGAGTATTACGCAAAATCTCTTCCAAATTTAAAACCCGAATATGTTACCGTTGATGTTGGTAATAAATTTATCCGATTGTGGAAGGGTTCAACTTGTTGGGGATTTATCAGTAGAGTTGATGGTGATTTGAAAGGAGCACCAATTAAGAAGGGTGATTTGTTAAAACCAGCGAGTTGGAAAGCACCGGCAAAGCATGCCAGAGGAAACATTATGGACGGAACTGCTCGTTATGGTGTGTACGGCCCTCAATATCTTTAATAAACTTAAAATATAAAATATAAAATTATGATGAATGGATTAGATATTTCAACATTGAAAAAAATTGAATCGGAATTTGGTTCTTTTGATATCAAACAAGTTATGGGTGGAACAAATGATGTTTACCTGAGATTTGGTTATTGGAGTAGAGTTAATGTTAGTAAATTACAAGAAATTATCGGTAGTGGTATCAACGTAGTTGAGGATGATGATTACGATGATGATTGTGGTGATTTGTTTATGTATAGATTAAAATAGAATAATGGAAAAAAAGATTATATGGATTGATATGGATGGTGTTTTGGTAGATTTTGCCAGACATGTCGAGGAAAGTACATCGAATAATGAATTTTTAAAAATAGCTTACGAAGGGAGATACGACCACATACCTGGTATATTTCGAAACCCTCCTCCAATTGAAGGAGCTATTGAAGCAGTTAATAAATTAGCGGAGAGTAATCAATATGAACTCTATATTGCAACTGCAGCGCCGTGGGGTAACCCAATGGCGGCTATGGATAAGAGATTTTGGATTGAAGAACATTTCGGTAGATTGTTCCATAAGAAAATGGCTATCACTCACTTAAAAAATATGTTAAAGGGAGATTACCTTATTGATGATAGAACTGCTAATGGGGCAGGTGATTTTGAAGGTTCTTTAATTCAATTCGGAACTGAAAAATTTCCTAACTGGGATTCAGTTTTAAAACATTTGTTATGAAAAAAATAATTTTAGGTGCTACATTACTTTCAATATTAATTAGTTGTTCTAAAGATGATGAAATAGTACCACTTAAAGAATATTCATTTACAATAGATTCGGTTCTTACCCAAACAGGTCTTAGGAGTTTACCTCAGGATAATAATGGCTTTTATAGATTAAAATTAGATGTTACCAAAAATCAATCTATACATAGAATTACAGGTAAGTTTTTAGTAAATGGTAAAGAACCAACACCCTCTGAAAAAGTAGAATGGGAAAGTAATTTGTATTGGCATTTAAAACGAAATGATACAATAGCAACAATTACTAAAACCTATATGAATCTTTATAAAGGCCAATTAGACACAATCGTTTTACCGCCTTTAATTGCTAATAAAACTGAATTAGTTCCTACCATTAATCCATCTTCTTACAGTGGAAAAAATGGTGAAATTAATATCGTAATTGCTCCAATACTTAGGATGAAGGGTGATACTTTAATTGTACAGGGTTACAATTATAATTCAAACCTAAGAAGATTTGTAAAAATAATATTAGACTAATGAAACCACGAATACAGATTGATTTGACCCCGATTACCGAAGAACATTTGGTAAAATATGGGTTTGAAAAAATAGATGATGAAAATGGAGAACCTGGTGTTTACGCATATATGCTTAAGTTACCTAAAAATAATCCAGACCCTAATTGTATGTATCTAATAAGTTCATATAATGTGGAATCAAATGATATTGGACTGAAAGAGGGTGAATACATCGTTGAATTGTATGATAGCGGGGGATTAGGAGTTTGTACATTTGTAGAAGAATTGGATATGCTTTATTTCGTACTCACAAAAGAAAATTTAAAATGAAAGAAATCTTAGATAACCTAAGAGATAGAGTAGTTCGAAGAGTATTAGATAAAGTTTATACAAATGATTTTAATCTTTACAAAAAATACAGTAGGTATTCTCCGGTATTATCATTAGAAAGAACACTCACTACAATTTTGGGGTTGACTCTACAAGAAATTGCTGAAAAATGTTCTAAAAATTTAAAAGTAATCAATACTGATAAAGATGAAAAATTATTAGGAATAGATTTAAGGGTGTTTGAAGGTGATTTTATTTGGGAAGGGCAACTTAAGAGTGATTCCAATACTCAAACAGGAACTTATTTAAACGATGCGTTAGATAAGATAACCGAATCAACTAAAAAAAATTCTACTAAACCTTTTTTTGCTACCGCTTTTTCTGATTCACATGATTATATGAAGGACGGTATCCGCTACATCGGAGGAGAATCGTTTTGGGGGTGGATAGGGGTTAATTATAGAGAGTTAGAGTTGAGGATAGGTAAAACCATAGTTGAGTGTGAGAACGAGGTTCTAACGAAGGCAGAATACCTTAAAAATAGGGAAGAGATTATAATTCCGGATGAGTTTGAAAACTATGAAGAAAAAAATTCAAAAAGATTTTGGTAGAATAGTTGGAAAATTGGAAAAATTTTCGTATATTTGGGGTATCTTTTAATTATTGACTAAACTAGAGAATAATAAAACTTAAAAAATAAAAGAAAAAATTATGAAACGTACAAATGAAGAATTAGAAAAGAATTATCAAAAGTTCTTAGGAATAGTTGATAAATACATCACAGGTGAAAGAAAGCAAAGGCTATTGGAAATGTATTCTATGGATGAGTTAGGGCCTAACCTTATGTTATCTCCTGCTAGTGGTAATAAAAATTTTCATTATGCTTATGAAGGTGGGTATATTGACCATATATTCAATGTATGTAAGCACGCATTAAAAATGAAAAATCTTTTTGTTGAATGTGGTGGTACAGTAGATTTTACTGATGAAGAGTTAATTTTTTCTGCATTGCATCATGATTTAGGTAAATTAGGAACTAAAGGTGAGATGCATTATATTCCTAATGATTCAGATTGGCATATAAAAAATAGAGGTGAATTCTTTAAAAGAAATGAAGCAATTCCGTTTATGAGTATTACTGATAGAGGATTTTTTACACTTAGTCAATATGGTATTACATATTCTGATAAAGAATGGTTTGGTATCAAATTAACAGATGGCGTATATGATGAAGATAATGAAAAGTATTATAAGGTATATGATACATCTAAATACCTTCGATATACTATTCAGTATATTCTTCATTGGGCAGACCATATGAGCACCGTCATCGAAAGGCAGCAAGGGTTGAATAATACTTTTTAAAATAAAGGGTAATGTGAACCCCTATATCAAAGATTCACAAAAAATAATAATTTTATGGAAAAATCAACAAATGGCGTTTTAGCCGAGCAGTTGTCCAGCGAAGTTATGAAAGCCCGTTACGCACATGGCGATGAGTGGCAAACATATATCGCGGAAAAATTCGAAGAATCAGGAATACCACCTGTATTCAAAACAATTAATGATGGTCTATCCGACCGAATTGCAGATTACCAATATAAGGGTAATTGGATTGAAGCAAAAACCTTTATCAATTCTGCAGAAGTAACTAAAATTTTAAAGTTATTTGAAACATTGCAGACATTAGAAATCAGAATGGTTATAATGTGTGAATGGGAGCCGAATTCAAAAAAACACTCTAAAAATGTTAAGGATTTAAGAGATAGAGGTGTTATTGTATTCGAAGGTCAATCAGCGTGTGATTCATTTATTATTAATGAAAGTGTAATATTGAATCCTAATAAGATTGTTAAAATGGCAGAGCCTATTTCAATACCATTTGAAAATATAGTACCCCATCCTAATAATAGGGATTTAAATATTAAGAATATTCCTACTATCAAATCTTCTATTATAAAAAATGGATTTTTTACTCAAATAAATGTAGTGCCTCACACCTTAAATGAAAAGGGCGAGCAAACTTATATGATTTTTGAGGGACATACTAGATATTTTTCTCTTAAGGATTTAAAAGAAAAAGGATATCAGATACCTAATATAGCGTGTATAAATGTACCTTGGGTTTCATCATCTGATATCGATGTACTTCATAAAATGTTGATTACAACGAATACTACTTATGCGGGTTGGAAGTTGAAAAACTATATTAAATCCCACAAAGGTAATTTGGAGATGCTAGGTGATGAATCAGGTGTTTACACATATGGGAAAATGCTTGAATCGATGAATGTAGCTAAGAAACAAGGGTGGGGTGAAGCAAATCCAATTTATATATTCTGTCATACTAACTCATTAGCTTTCGATGATATGAAAAAAGTTAAAAGTGGTGAGTATAGAATAGATGAGAAGGAATATAAAACTCAGATTAAACCTATCTTAGATTTAATGACCAGATTAACTTCAGATGATAGAAAGTTTTTAGGTACTATTATGAGGGATATTATGGTAGATGTGAGAATTCTACTTAATACCAATCAAACAATATCAGATAATTTTACTAGATTTTTAGGATTCTTAGAAATCAAATTTATAAGTGATTATAAACAAGGTAAATTTCCAGAGACTAAAGAAACTGGCCAAAGTTATTGGGAAAGTGTTAAAGAAGAATATTTTGGATTACTTAAATTAGGATTAGTAGCATAGTGACATTTTGTCAATAAAACTCTGACATAAATTCCATATCATTTCGGTGGTATGGAATTTGTAATTTATAGGGTATAACTTAAAAAAATAAAATTATGTTCAATTCAGAATTACAAAGAATTATCGAAAGAATTTCAAACGACCCGCTATGGTATCAGGCAACAACAGAATACCAAAATTATGTTCCATCTAAATTAGCAATTGATGTGAATGATGAAAAAGCAGTTATAGCATTAGCCGTATTGGGGCATGATGCAAATGATATTGAAATCAATTGTTATGAAGATAAAATTGAAATCAAATCAAGTAAACCAGAAGAAAAAACACCATATAATGAATTGGTTTCTAAAATTCATGAAAAAATCACTATTGGTAAAAATTTCGATGGTAGAAATGCAAAAGCAGTAATTAAAAATGGTATATTAACTATAACATT